ATGTTCGCAGCGGAGAAAAGATACGTGAAATACAAAGCCTAAATCTACGTGAAGTTAGTGTTGTATCCAGTCCAGCATATAGTGAAACAACGCTGAGTGTTATGCGTAATGAAGATTTTGTGGAAAACTTGGATAAGGAACAAGGAGAAAAAGTTGATGCTCCTGCTCCAGAAGTTAGAAAAGAAGACAAAGCACCAGAAACGCCAGCAGTTGTTCAGCCAGAAGTACAAAAGGTTGATAAAAGTAAAGATTATGAACTGCGTTTCAAGTTTTTATCATTGGATAAAAAATAAAACTTTTGCCGAGGCACAACCTCGTGCTCAGTCAATAAAACAACAATAACAACAAAATAAGGAAATAAGTATGAGTAATCTACTAAAAACCCGCAACGAGGTATATTCCCAGATGAAAAACATTATGGATATTGCCTCTGATAAACGTTCCGAAGGCGACTACGCTAAGTATGATGCCTTGGAAGCCGAATACAACAAACTAACCAAAGCCATTGAAGCCGAAGTTCGCTTTGACGCAATCAATAGCAAGATGGGCGAAGTGCTAGACAAGCGTACCATCAACACCAAAACTGGTCCAAATGAAGATGAATATCGTTCAGCCTTCTTGACATATATTCGCACCGGCAACACCGACGAACTACGTCAGTTGAACAGTTTCAGCACCAGCGAAGGTGGCGTCAATGTTCCTGTCATTCTGCTACAAACCATTCAACGCACTCTTCTACAGAACTCTGTAATGCGTCGTATTGGTGCTCGCACCATCCAGACCACCAGCACGACAACTCTTCCAATCGTTGGAAGTGGTGTCACCGCAGTGTTCAAGGACCAAAATCCATCTGGTTCATACTCTGATACAGATGTTGTCTTTAGTTCTGCTACACTTGGTGCCTATAAAGCTACTGCACTCATCAAGGTCTCGGAAGAACTCTTGCAGGACGCTTCTACCGACTTGGAAAGCACACTCGCTGCTGAAATCGGTACTGGCTTCGGCAACTTGGAAGAAAAAGCATTCGTCTCTGGTTCAGGCACAAATGAACCACGCGGTATTCTCCGCTACACGACTGCTGGTGGAAATGCTGCATTGAGCCAAAACCTTGGTTCAAGCACAGGTTCTGCTCTTCTGGACAATATGATTGCTGCATACTACAAGATGCCAGGCAATCGTCGTCAGGAAGCCGTCTGGATCGTTGGCGATGGTCTCGCTTCCCAGATGCGTCAGTTGAAGGCTTCTACTGCTGGCACGTACCTGTGGGAAGTTTCCGTTCAGGCTGGTCAGCCAGACCTGTTCTTGGGTCGTCCAGTATATACCACATACGCTGCTCCTACCACTTGGCAGGCAACAACCGGCGTAATGGGTGCATTGCTATATCCTCAGCACTTCGTAATCGGTGATCGTGGTGGCTACTCGCTACAACGCCTCAACGAACTATATGCTCAAGAAGGCAATATCGGCTGGAGAGCACACAAGAGATTTGACTCTGCTCTAACTGACGGCAACTCGCTGGTCAAGTTGGTCGCAAACGTCGCCTAATATTTGTTAGGTTCTCAATAACTAAGGCCCGCAGCAATGCGGGCCTTTTTTTATCCATTTATTATTCTGTATAAGGCTATTTATAGTTATAATCCTCTATTTATAGTATATGAGAACCAGAACAAATATATCAAACTACGGGCCTACCCTAACAGAAGCAAAAAACTATCTACGTGTTCAGTTCAATGATGACGACACATTGATTAGTTCGCTTATTACTGCCAGTTATGAACAAGTAGCTGCGGAATGTAATAGAGATTTTACTGCTTGTACGCATAGTATGTATGTATGGAGCAGCAGTGGTGATATATTTTTGAGCACTCAAACCGTTGATACTGTATCTACTGGCTCACTAAAAGAAGTAGCAGCAAGTTGGTATTCTTATATTCCAGAAGGTGAATATTTTAGCGGAAATATAACATTTACTGTAGCAAACAGCGGCAGCATACCAACTAATGTAAGAATAGCACAAATGATACTGGTAAATAACTGGTATGAAAATAGATTGCCACAAGCAATCGGTATATCTACATCACCGCTGAACTATACTGTAGATGCTCTATTATCACCATATAAACTTGTAAAACCACAATAATATGAACCCCGGCTTACTTGATGAAAAGATAATGCTGGAGTATCCTACCAGCAGCAGCGTTGATAGATTTGGTCAAAGCATAATGAACTATGCTTCGCAATCTTTATTTGCTAATGTAAAAAAACAAGGTGGTGGCGAGAATACAAACAATGGCTATATATACAACACAGCCACATATATTTTTACACTGCGTGAGAATAGCAACATAAATGAAAAAGCCAACATAACATATGATGGCAACAAGTATAATATCGTATATGTTGATGAATTGGTATATGATGGATATACTAAAGTCACTGGTGAAAGAAGAAACTAATGGCCGATGCTGTATCAATACAAATCAAAGGACTTGAGGAACTTGACAAAAAACTACAAAGTATAAGTCAAGAGTTTGCTGCACGCAGTATTGTAAGTGCGGCATATAGTGCTAATAAAATAGTTGTTGATGCGGCGATAGGAAACATACAAAGCAATGGCTTAGTAGATACAGGCTTATTACAAAGCAGCATCAAAAGAAAAAAACTTATATACGAAAAAGATGGCACTGTAGTGATTATCACAGGTGTTAGTAAAAATGTGCGAGGAACAGATAGAAATGGCAGACCAAGAGTGCCTTGGCGTTATGCTAATGTATTAGAGCCAAGATATAAGTTTATGGAAGATGCGATGCAAAATAATGCACAAATACTAACTGACAAGTTTGTAAAAGCACTAGAGTCAAGGCTAAAGAAATATACAAAATGAACCCATCTGGCTCATACGATTTTATAAGAGAACTTGTATATCAGCAACTAGAAGTGCCTGTATATACAGAAAGCACATATCAAGACCAAAATGTAAGCCTGCCTGCCATTGTTTTTAGCAGAATATCAACCAGCAGCAGTCAAATAATGGATGGCTCTGGTCCATATTTTGATAGTGTTGTTTTTAGCATAAAAGCAAAAACTATAGAAAAGGTAGAAGAAATACGCGACTTTCTTTTAGCACTATTAGATGCGTATGATTATCAAATGGCATTAGCATCCGAAACAAACGATTTTGATATAAACACCGCTATTTATAATAGGGATATAGTGTTCAATGTAATCTACAAATAAAATAATCATATGGCAGGAATAACAGAATATTATAACAACTTACGCAGCCTAATTCATAATAATCTACAGGTTCCTGTTTATAGTGAAAGCACGTTTGAGAATCAGAATGTAGAGTTGCCTTGCGTTGTATTTAGTCGTGACAATACCATTGGAACACAAACGATGGATGGACCAAGTGTAAGATATGAAACGGTTACATTTGATTGTAAGGCCAAGACAATAGAAAAAGCAGAAGAGATGCGTACATTTATCATATCATTGCTGAATGGATATGATAGTGAAATACAAATAGTTTTGGACAGCAGCGTAGATGAGTTTGATATTATAACTGGTATATACAGCAGACAAATATCATTCACCGTTACTTGGAATGCTGACATAGAATATGTTCAGCCTGTTATTGGAGCAGGTACAGCAAATCAAGTAGCAATATGGAAAGATAGATATATTCTTACTGGTAGTAATGTAATGACCATTACTGGCAGCAATGTAGATTTTGTAGGCAATGTTACCGTAAGTGGAAGTTTGATAGTTGCTGGTGGATTTGTAGTTGATAATGCTATTTCAGCCAGTTATGCCGCTACAGCCAGTTATGTAGAAGGATTGGTTACAGGCACAGCCAGTTATGCTTTACAAGCACTAACCGCATCATATGTAACTGGATTACCTGCTACATCTTCTTGGGCGTTCAATGCTCTAACAGCAAGTTATGTAGAAGGCATTCTAAACGGCACAGCCAGTTATGCTAGTTTTGCCAATAGTGCCAGTTATGCAAGCAGTGGTGGCACTATAACAAGTTCGCAGCAGTTGAGCAATAATGGTGGTTTTGCGTTCAACAACACAAACAATGTTACTTTTGGACAAATCACCGCATCAGCAATACAAGTTCAGGTATTGAATGTAGAGATAGTAACAAGCAGCGTATCATTTGTTACAGGAAGTTTGACCGTATCTGGTCCTCTTGTTGCTAATGGTGGAGTTACAGGAAGTTTAGAAGGAACTGCCAGTTATGCTTTACAGGCTCTTACCGCATCTTTTGCACTAAGTTATAGTGGCACATCAGGCACAAGTGGCACCAGTGGAACCAGTGGCACAGCCGGTTCAAGTGGAACCAGTGGCACAAGCGGAACAGATGGCAGCAGCGGAACCAGTGGTCAAAATGGTAGCAGCGGCACAAGTGGCACCAGCGGAAGCAGTGGGTCAAGTGGAAGCAGTGGTTCATCTGGCACATCTGGAACCAGCGGCAGCAGTGGCAGTAGCGGAACCAGCGGAGAAGACGGTTCAAGCGGCAGCAGCGGAACCAGTGGAACCAGTGGTTCATCTGGAACAAGTGGTCAAGATGGAACGAGTGGCACAAGCGGTACCAGTGGTCTAAATGGAAGTATATATAATGGTAATTCTACCACAACTTTAGCAATCACAGGTTCTGGAACAATAAACTTAGTTGTAGAAACTGGATTAGCATATACAATAACACAAGATATTACTATAGTATATGACCTTAGTAATTGGATGGATGGTACAATATCATCTTATAATCCATCTACAGGAGATTTGAGTGTTGTTATTTACGCAAGTTCAGGTTCTGGAACATATAGTGTTTGGCAGACAAACCTCAACGGAGCAGTTGGTGCTGCTGGCTCAAGTGGAACCAGCGGCAGCAGTGGCACATCTGGAGCAAATGGTAGTAGCGGAACCAGCGGTGAAAATGGCAGCAGTGGAACCAGTGGCTCAAGCGGAACAAGCGGAAGCAGTGGAACATCTGGTGAAACTGGAACAAGTGGTTCTAGTGGCAGCAGCGGCACATCTGGTCAAAACGGCAGCAGTGGCACCAGCGGAGAAAGTGGAACCAGCGGGTCAAGTGGAACAAGTGGTCTTACAGGCTCAAGTGGAACCAGCGGTGTAAATGGCTCAAGTGGCACAAGTGGTGCAAACGGAAGCAGTGGAACGTCTGGTCAAAATGGCTCAAGCGGAACTTCTGGTGAAAGTGGAACCAGTGGTTCTAGCGGAACAAGCGGTCTTACAGGTTCAAGTGGCACCAGTGGTCTTACTGGCTCAAGCGGCACAAGTGGTGTAAATGGAACATCTGGCACAAGTGGAGAAAATGGTTCAAGTGGAACCAGTGGTCAGAATGGCAGCAGTGGCACATCGGGTGAAAGTGGAACCAGTGGTTCTAGTGGAAGTAGTGGCACCAGCGGTCTTACTGGCTCAAGTGGCACCAGTGGCGTAAATGGTACATCTGGAACATCTGGTGAAAATGGTTCAAGCGGCACATCTGGTCAAAATGGAACAAGCGGAAGTAGTGGCACCAGCGGAGCAAATGGAGCCAATGGCAGCAGCGGCACAAGCGGAACAAGTGGCACAACTCCAACCAGCATAGATTGGAATAATATTACTGGTATAACAAACACCAGCCAGTTTGCTGGTACAGCAAGTTATGCCATCACCGCAAGTTATGCCCTAAATGGTGGTAGTGGTGGCACAGCAACAACCGCAAGTTATTTGCTGGGTAATGCAAGCAGTTCTTATATTCAGTTTGCTGAGACAGTAAATGCTACAGATGCCGTGGCACAACTAACTTGGAACAGCGACCTTGGAACGCTAAAACTTGGATTGCGTGGAGGAAATGTAAATCTTCCAATCGGCTTTGAGGAAATAGCATATGTATATAATGCTGAAGCAACCGCACTAAGCAAAGGAGAAGTTGTATATGCTTCTGGTTCAGCAACAGATAAAGTTGCTGTAAAAAGAGCCAACTCTTCAGCAGATGCTACATCAGCACGCACATTTGGTATTGTATTAGAAAGTATAAATGCCGCTGAAACTGGATATGTAAGTACTCGCGGACTAATCAAAGATATAGACACATCAATGTATAATGAAGGTGATGTTCTATATGTTTCTACATCTTCTGGACAACTAACAAACATAAAGCCACAAGCACCAATCCATCTTGTATATGCCGGTATAGTAACAAGAGTAGGTGTTGGCAATGGCAGCATATTCACTCTTATACAGAATGGTTATGAACTTGATGAACTACACGATGTTAGAATAGTATCTCCAGTAGATGGTCAAATCATTGTAAAAAGTGGTTCATTGTGGATAAACAGCAATGAAGTCAATATTACTGGTAGTGTTCTTGGCACAGCAAGTTATAGCATAAACTCTGCTACATCTTCTATATCAAGAAATGTGATTGGATTGGAAGGAGAACCAGTCAATATTACAGCGACTGATAATAGCGTACAAATAAACTCAACATATGATATTATTCTTACTCCACTTAGTGATGTCACGATTGGTGGCTCTGGAGAGTTATATGTCGGTAGCCAGATAGATTTACTGGGAACAGATGGTACTATAAATGCAGTCACATTGAATGCTGATAAGGCAAGTATTCCAAGCATTACAGGTTCATTACTTGGCACAGCAAGTTTTTCTAATGATACAAAGTTTATTTCATTTGCGAGTTCTTCTGTTTATATGGGAGAAAGCAACAAAATATCAACTGGTGCATCAAATGTAATGATTGGAATAAGTAGCTCGGCAGCAATAACCACTGCTAATAATACCATACATATTGGACCATCTGCTGGTAGGGCTATAACAACTGGTATTAGCAATGTACTTATCGGAAGCCTTACAGGAGCATCAATAACAGATAGTAGTAATAATACAATAGTTGGTAATGGAGCACTAAGATTTGCGACAGGTGGAACCCAAAATACAACACTTGGTAGATTTACACTTAGAAACTTACCATCTGGGTCAAATAATATTGCGATAGGAGCTTCTGCTGCAACTGGTTCAGTTGCTCACGATGACTCAATAGCAATAGGAACAAACGCACAAATATTAGCAGGAGCATCAAATGCTATTATCATCGGCACAAACTCAGTATCATCTGGAAGTAATAGTATAGTAATCGGTACAGCAACTCATACAAAAACGCATATATTTGGAAGATTACATACAGCAGATATTGAGGCAAAAACGATTACTGCGTCTTTACAGGGAACATCAAGTTATGCGATGATGGCACTAACTGCTTCGTATGCACTAAATGCTGGTTCTGGTGGTAGTTCTACATCCGCAAGTTATGTATCTGGCTCTGGAGTATATGCCACGAATGGTATTATAACAACATTTACTTCTAGTTATGCCAACTTGACATATATTACAGCAAGCGAAATGTATGCGGCAGGAACAAATATATTTGGTGATAGTTCGTCCGATGTTCATAGATTTATAGGCACAGTACAAGCAACTGGTTCTGTTATTATAACAGGCTCACTTAGTGTAATAGGACCAATAACTGGAACGGCATCATATTCTACAACAGCAAGTTACAGTATAACTTCCACTACGGCGAGTTATAGTGTAAATGCTACATCAGCAAGTTATAGTATAAATGCTACATCGGCATCATTTGCTACTACTGCTTCATACGCATTGAATGCCGCATCAAGCCCAACAGTTTCTGGTATAACAATACAAGATGTATGGATGTATAGCGGTTTGTAAAATCTAAACAATATATATTAGGATAATATTATGGCATACACAGATATAAAACAACTAGCAAGTCAAATACTACACGCCACAGAAAGTATTGTATATACGGCCCCAACAAGCAAGTCCGTAGAAATAGGCAATATGTGGTTTTACAACTATACTGGCACGGTTCAGTCGGTTCAGGTATATTTTCCATTTACTGCCACAGTTCCTACAGCCAGTTTTAGTGCTTCTTTTGCCATACAAAGATTGAGTGAAGGCATTAGCGGTTCTGCTGTGCTTGAGTTGGCACCAAAAGTTCCGTTTGTATTGAACAGTGTAACTGGCTCTCATAGTGAAAAAATAACAATGAAATGTTCGCAAACAGCATCTATCAATGTTGTAATATATGGCAGAGAACAGACATAATATATGCTACGCAGTACAAAATATCCACGACTAGGTAATAAACTTGGATTGTCATATAAAAGTGTCAATCCAGTTGTAATAAGTGCTGCACCAGCAACTCCTACTTGGTATGGCACAAATACAAAAGGATTTAGTATAGGTGGAGCCGGTGGTGGAAATGTCGCAGATAAAGCAACATTCAGCACAGAAACAACTGCTGCACAAACATCAGCAAATCTAACAGCGGGTAGAGCACAAATATCCAGCGGAGGAAATGAT